ACCATCGTAGCAGGTGGGATACTTTAGGAGGTGATATTATGGTAATTGCATCCAAATATGATGCAGGTGACTTGTGTGATTTATGCACAGGGCAGATTCAAGGGTATTACGGATCCTTTAATTGGGTGAAAGGGTACTATCTTGGATTTAGTATGCTGTTCTTGGCCGATCCATCAGTCTTAGATAGCATGAGGTATTCTTGGCTATTTCAAGGCGACAGGGTTGGCACTGAGACAGAGGTGAAGCATTTTAAGGCGGAATGTAAACCTGTATTATCCCCTGTTGATCCAACAGTATCGTTCGAATATGATCGCTCATTTTCGGACATACCACGCCCATATAGTCCGTGGGTAGGATCAACTGACCTTCACGTTTCGTTAGGAGTTAACGCTCTTAAGTTTCAGATAATTGAGCATCTGAGAACGCGACGTGATGCATACTACTTCTTCGAAGCATTGTATGCCAGCTCGACAGGTAATCGAGTTACTCTCAAGTGGACAGCGGATTATCCAACAAATTATGCAACGCTGGAGAGGGGTACCCAGACGGGCGAAGTTAACGTGGCATGTTCGTCCTGCCCATGTGAACTGTCTGGATCTCTACCACCACTGGATTGGGTTCGCTCTGAACTCAACCGTCTGTCTCCAAGGGGATCTGATCTCCAAGGGGCTGTTAATGATGCCTGGGGCGAAGCTTTACAAAACCTATGCATGAACACGAATAACATCGCTAATGTTATTCAGATTGCATCGGGTATTAAAGGCTTTGCAGGTGCGGTCAAAAAGGGCGCATCTATTTTCAAATCCATATCTGGCACGCTTGACGATAACCTACCCTATCTCACTAGAAGTGAGAGAAAGGAGGTTGCAAAAACCGTTTGGGAGTCGTTAGGTAGCAAGAAAGGATGGGAAAGATCAGTCGATAGGGCTGCAGCAACGCAAAGTTCTGCAACGTGGTATGGGGTTGATCTGGCTGACATGCTCAAAGATAGCATGAAAGACGGGTTGCTCAAAGAAAAGCTCAAATCGGCACCCAGAGGGGTTAGGCAGAAACTCAGTGCTAGTTGGCTGGCTTGGCGTTTTGAGTATAAAACGACTAAGTCCGATTTCGAAGAGTACGGTGACTACCTTGAAAGGGCGGGGATTAACGTGAAGCTTATCCAAGCTGAAGGTGACCCAACCAAGATATGGAATGCACTGTTCGGCGATAATCTCGTCGAACGCTCTACACAAAGAGGATCAGCAACTATGGGACCTAGTATAGTGAGGGTAACGGCTCAATTCGCCCCTCATGAAGCTAAATCTGCTAGCATGGCAGCTAATGCCATTGCGAAACTACAAAGAGATATACGGTGGAATATCAAGAAATATGGTTTCGAGCCTAATGCTTATAACCTATGGGATATGATACCAATATCTTTTATGGCCGACTATATCTACGATATTGGAGGCAAGTTCGAGACTATATCTCGAGCGGACATGGGGGATTACTTCCGTGTCAAGAGAGCAACAGTAACTATTAAAACAGTCGTTGTTTCTGAGTGGCAAGGTCAGCCGGTCATGTTGACATCTTTTCAGCGTTACGTGCCGACGGACATCCCTCAGTTTGAGGTTACGTTTCAGTCCCAGGACGTGGCATCCAGCGGCGCATCGACCAAAACACGCGTTATGCGATTGATCGATGGTGTAACAATGCTAGGAGGTTAATTATGGCAAAGGCTTACACTTTACTCAGTGGTACCAACACCACGGCAAGCACGGCAACAATACCGCTTGACAAAATTGGACGACACACGAATTATTCACAGGATAAGATCTACTCCTCTAAGGTTTTATACGTGAATGATACGTCAGCTCGAGAATCTAAGGAAACATTCGTTAATACTGCGACTAAGTTGCCCAAGGGATCTAATCCTTTACCGGATGGTATCGATTCCCCTAACGACTTGGTTAAGAATGTTAAGTACGATCGTAATTCTCGTACCTATGTTGTATTTCTGGAAGAAACGGAAACAACAGACCCGACATATAGACGGTTATATCCGCTTATGTTGAAACTCGAGTCAACCATCCCGGACTTTAACGGGATCACCGAAGCAATCGTTGACGAGGTTGTATCTCGTGCATTGTCTTCGTATGTATCTGATGCTGGTGTTATGGAATTCCTCCCTAACATGTCATCACGTGTGACTTTCGACAAGGATTAATTCGTTAATTCGTTCGATCTTACATGAAACAATGACGCACAAGCCTGCGGCTAGTCATGCTAGCCGCATGGCTAGTTGCAGCAGAAAGGACAAATTATGGACTTAAGAACCGAAAAGACAAGAGTGGCACGTAGCTTTACGGTGTCCAACACTGATGAATTTGCTGCCTACATTAACGGCAAAATCGTCAAGAAAGAGATTCACATTAATGAACTCGAGGCATTGAACTTTGATGTTATCGGAGAAGACGGTAAAACATTAAATGTTTCACATGCCGTAACGGCAAAGCAGATAACAGATCATCTGTTACTCTCTGATTTTGCCGAATGTCACATCGAACCGTTGTCAAAAGCTGAAATTTCAGGCACCTTTTCTAAGGACCTGAAAGCCGGTATCGGGGAAGCCGATTACCTTAAGCTTGCGGCATCCAAAGCACTTTATCTTGCTGTACTTAGAGACTACTACGAAGATAGTAAAATCTTTATGTATGCGAAGGATATGGTTGCAAAGGCTATTGCCCGTGATGGTATACTGAAGCTCGCTGCTGAGGTATATACATCGCGTGAATGTATCTTCGAAAACCGCACACCTGTAAGTTCTATCGATTTATTGGTATGTCAGCTGTTCGAGATTAATCCGATCGGAGCGATTGTTTTCACGACAGTCGCCTCACGCGAGTGCTTTTCTACTTATAAGCTCGAAGGTGGAGCCGAAAAGTTTATTAAGAGGAACGAACTTGCACAGTATGTATCGGAGCGGATTGAAAAATCTGCGAAACTCGCTGCCTTCCTCAAAGGTAGTGTAGGTAACGTCCTTTGTTCTATGTTTGACGGTTGGGACCCGGCAAGCGTAAAGGATGATCGTGATTTTATGAACTCCATCCCTAAGGGAACGCCTCTTGAAGGTGCGAAAACCTTGAACCAAAAGGTTCATATGGTGGCGCTCGAAGAGTATGTTACTAATCGTCCTTTATACTTCGATAGTAACGGGGTGCTCAATAACGATGCTTTCTACGTTGAGTACTTAGAAGTGCCGAAGAACTTCGAAAAGAAGCGCGGCATAACGCAGTTTCCTAACTCGGTAAATGCTTTCGTTAGGGCATTTGTCGACGCCGTTAAGCCTATTGTGCGGAACAATACTTACGGATCTTTGAATATCGAAGGGCAGGATAAGTCAGTCGGCATCATTGTTAACGGAGACCTTGAAAGCTTCGTTACTCTTGATTTCTCAAACTGTACTGATTCTACTAATCGATTCCATCAGCAGCTGTTTCCGTCATCTTTGTCGGATGTCTTCTCGCGGGGCATACCGTCAGCAGTTGTTGTAGCAGGGAAGGTACTTATCAACCACATTCTGTTCTATATGGGATGGGCTGGTACCACCTTCTTTAACAGTTGCCTTATGTGGGCAATTGCTTATGTAGCGGGCGTGATTTGTGAATCTTCAATTAATATCCCGACCTGGCGTGTTGCCGGTAAGGATGATGAGGCTAATGTCTTATTAGGCATTGACCGATTCAATGAAGAGTTAACAGATCATTGGAAGACGTGTGATTTTGCACTTGTACCGCATGTGTGCGAGCGTATCACGGTATGGAACGACGACGTCATTATTCCATCTAAGTGGGCTGGCGTCGCTATGGACCTGTATCGTGCAGCTGGTTTTCAGCTGAACGCAACCAAGAGTTTTACACGGACTAATGGTCAGAGTGGCGTAGTCACTCCGGATGTTATGGTTAACGGTAGATGTTACCGCGTCCGCGAATCTTGTGGTGCATTTGCTGTCAAGGAACTGGACACCGGAAAGGAGTTTAGAACCGAAGACATTCCGACGTTGACAAGAAAAGATCTCAGTCAGGATGCAGCAGGTATTGTGCGTTTATTCGCTAATGCCCGTGAATTCTACGATGCTGGTTGCACGCATTGTGCAATGGCTCTGTCCGGATTGGGAATGCGACTCATTGGTACTGGCTATACTGATGGGTTTGCAGCTTTTGATTTTCGTAACGCTCCGGAAACAAAAGAACTTAGTCCTCTCTCATTCGGTAAGGATGAAATCTTACCAGGTGGAAAGGTATCTTCTGTGGTAACTGCCGAATACGTTATGGGCAAGAACCACAAGAATAAGGTATCTGAGGCGAATTTCGAAACCTACAAGTGGCAGTATTTTGTCAGCTTGGCAGGTAAAGACGTTGCTGCAAACTTTGGTATTCCGGTCCTTGATCATGATGGTAAGGAATGTGATTTCGCCGAGTTCTACGGAATTCGTGACGGCGTCATGACCTATAATCAATTTATCAAGACGGAAGAAGATGTTTGCCTGGTGAAGCATGATATAACGCACTATGCAGAAGTTGCATGGGCGAAATTATGCAATACCAAGAAGCAGTTTTATGTGATTATCTCACAGGCTACTGCTTTGAAATGTGCGAGAAATCTTGTTAGGATCGCGCAGCATCTTGGAGGAAAGTACGCCTTTAACGACGTACACGCAGCTGTAAAGTTCTTGCAGGAGTCTGATAAGACTTTCTGGCGGCATCTCTCTCGTGGAGAATGCGTCGTAGCTTTACATTTGCTGAATCCTAAGGTTGGTCTCCTTGAGGTTAGGTATGAAACCCGTACCGTTATCTCGAATGATTCGAAAGCTTCTACAAACGAGGCAAAGGTATCGCTCAAGCAGATTGAGGAATTCTTTGCTTCTACTTCAAAAAGCAAGTAGATAGATATCGAACTTCCAGATATCTGACCGTCCCGTCGGGGACGTAGGGTGGTTGCAGGCCCTTAATCTGCAACTGCTTGGTAGGGATTCTGAGCGTTTAGCTGGTGCATCCC